TGTCTCCGGTCAGGCCGTTCAGCATCTTCATGAACTCGTCTGTGCCGTTGACGTCCAGAGAAGAGTCGAATACTTCATCCAGCACCAGGATGTTGGTGTTGATGGAGTTACGTAGCTTGGCGATGGCTCTCCACGCGAACAGGATGCCTAGGTTCAGCCTCATCTTCTCGCCCTCAGAGAACGACTCGTATGAGAAGGTATCTCGGCCGCGAGACCTGATGGTCTCCTGGAAGTTCTCGTCCAGCTCAAACTGTACGAAGAACTCTAGGGCAGACAGGTACTTGTTGATGAACTTATTCATGATCGGGACGTACTGCTTCACGATCTTGGACTTAATTCCGCCATCCTTCAGCATCAGGCCGGTCAGGTTCAGGACCTCGCTCTCTTCCATCAGCTTCGTCAGCTGCTTGTCAGAGTCTGCCAATTCCTTTTCGAGAGATTCTAGGTCACCGCCCGAAGAATTTCCGGGACGGTTGCGCACATTTTCGATCTCCTTACGGGTCCGAAGGATGTAGTCGTCGTAGGTCTGGATCTGGGAGTCGATGGTAGACACCTCCACGCGCATCCGGCTGATGTCGTTACGGTTCTTCGTGTCCTGATTGATGATCTCCGTGATGTCATCTAATCTTTTGACGAGATCAGGCATCGCGCGGTCAATTTTCTGGATGGATTCTTGCTTCTCGTGGACATGGACCTCCTTGAAGTCGGGGTCGATCTCCTGAGCGCAGGTCGGACACGTAGTATTCTTGCTCAGAAATTCTACCTCTTCGTTGAGGTTCTTGATCTTGATCTCTAGCTCTTGCTTGACGCGATTGAACTTCTTGTAGTTGTCTACGGCTTCGTTCTTGCTATCCAGAGACAGGATAAGGGCCTCGATCTTGACTACTAGGTCAGCTCGCTTTGCCTTAGCGTCATCGATCTGCTTCTGAGTAGAAGCGATGGCTTGTTCACGGTCCTCGATAAGGCGCCGATCGTCTTCCTCTCGCTCGGCCGAGTGCTTCTTCACCAGCTTGATCTTTTCGTCGAGGATTCGACGATTGTTCTCGGTGTTACGAATGGCTTCGTTGTTGAAGTAGATCTTGTCCTTTAGCAGACCGTTCATGATGGTGAACACCTGCAGGTCCAGCAGGTCTTCGATGATCTCACGGCGCTGACCGGTGGGTAGCTGCATGAACGGGACGTAAGAGGCAGAGCCCAGCACCACCACCTGACAGAACGACTTGTAGTTTACCTTCAGGATCTGCCGTTCAAGGATGTCTTGGTAGTCTTTGTTCTCGGCCGACTGGTTCATGAGCGTGCCGTTCATGTAGATCTCGAACACGTTCGGCTTCATGCCTCGTACCACTCTGTACGAGTTACCGCTCACGTCAAACTCTACCTCCACCACCATGTTCTTGCGGTTGATGGAGTTAACGAGCTGGGGCTTGTTGATCTTACGGAACGGCTTACCAAACAGAGAGTAAGTCAAAGCCTCGAGGAAGGTGGACTTACCCGCTCCGTTCTCGCCCACGATCAGAGTAGTCTGGGACTTATCGAGCTGGATCTCTGTGAACATGTTGCCCGTAGACAGCATGTTCTTCCAGCGTATACACTTAAACTTAATCATTCGAGAGTCACTGCCTCGTTGTACAGGTCTACCATTAGGTTCTTGATCTTCGTCTTGTTGATGCCGCCGGTCTCTGTCTGGTCGACGAACTTGGTGAAGATGTCGATCGTAGACTCGGCCTCGTCGATGATGGAGTCGTCGTCCTGAATGTCTAAGTTCAGGTGATCTTCCACTACCTGCATCTCGATGACGCCCTGCTCCTCGATCTTCTCGATGAAGCTATCGAACACGTAGGGGTTCATCTTGTTCTTGACTACGACCTTGACAATCTTGTCCTTGAACCGCGTGAAGTCGGTCTCAAGCATCTTCTGATTAGTTACGTCGTCGTAGAATGTTTTCTCGAAGATCTTTACCGGACTGTCCACGAACTCGAGTTCGCCCGTATTCGTGTCGAAGATGGCGAATCCACGAGGGTCATCGTAATCAGACCAGGTGTATTCCATCGCAGCTCCAAGATACTGGACGTTGCCGTCTTTGGAGCGATGGTGGTAGTGTCCTGAGCAGACGAGATCGAATTTATTGAAAGCTGACCGGTCCATTCCGCCATGAGATGGTAGTCCCTTATACATCTGAAAGCCGCCAAACTCGAAGTGGCCGAAGCAGTAGAGAGCGTCGGTCTTCTTCACCATCTCGAACGTGTGCTCGCGGTTCTCATCGCAGATCCACGGCACGAACAGGATCTTGCACCCATCGTATTCTCTTTCGGCAGTTTTCTCGTACGAGGCTAGACCGCCGGGAGATACGATGTTAAATGAGTTGACGACGTTGGTATTCTTCAAGTACGTGTCGTGGTTGCCAAGAATGAAGTCTGCGTACATCGCCCGAGCATGAATCTGATCGAAGAAGAACTTCTTTACGCAGTGAGCCGTGTAGATGTTCACGTACTTGCGGCGATCCATCAGGTCACCCAGATGGATGATCTGCTTGATCTTACGCTTCTCAAGCTCGGGAAAGAAGAAGTTAGTGTAGTAGCGCTTGAAGTACTCGAGGAACTTTACGTTGTCGCCTCGAACACCCCAGTGCGTGTCAGTCAATAGAGCGATTTTCAAGCGCGCTTCCTAGACTTGATGGGAGTCGTAGCGGCCCTGTTCAGGGCGGCGGTACAGGCAGCAGAGATAGCCTTGACCTGTAACTCGTAGTTGTGACGCTCGTTCATGCTCGTGGCGTTGATCATCTTCGCCAGCAGGTCCTTGATGATGTCTGGTACTAGGTGTCCGGTTCCGTTCATATGAATAACTCCACGCCCTTCTTCTTGGCAGCTTTCTTTTTCTTTTTCTTGTTGGCTTCGGCCTTCTCTTCGAAGTCCTTGATCACGTCGTTTGACTTGTCGTCCGAAGATCCTACGCCGAACTCGTTCATCAACTCGTCTATGATGAAATTGTTCTGCATGTTCTTATGCTTGATGTACGTCTGCTTCTTCTCTTTCTGAATGCGCCGGATGAAGGCGTTCCAGGCGATCATGGTGAAGTAAGCAAACGGGTTATCGGACTTCTTTGGGTCGAAGTTGTCCATAGCCACGATGCAGTTCTCGATGCCGTCTGACACCATCTCGTCTCGCCATGTGTATCCCGAGAACTGCGGCTTCAGCGACAGCTTGTTGCAGATAAGGTAGACACACTCACCGATGTACTCTGGGATACGAGGAGGAGTGACGTTCTCTCTGTTGGCACGACGTACTTCTTTGATGTAGACCTTCATGGTCTCGTACATCTGGCGATTGTTTACGTAGTGTACTGGCTTGGGTTTCTTCATTTGATAGAGATCCTGTAGATCTTGTATGGGAACTTCTCTTCGCTATAGATCTTGATTCTTTCGACGAAGTGAAGTATGGTGTAATTCTTTCTGTTCTTCCAGGTCAGGTCGTCTGCCAGGTCATAGAGGACCGCGGCGGTCTTAGTCTCCGATCTACGTAATCCACGGCCGATGGACTGCAGGTTACGAATACGAGACTTAGACGGCGAGGCGAAGATGACGTTGGTCAAGTTCTTGATGTTGACGCCGGTGGAGAAGACGCCGTACGACGCCACGATGATTGCGTCTTCTTCTGTCTCCACGATGCGACGAACGTTCTCGCGTTCTTCTCCGTCAACTCCGCCGTGGACGAAGAATACTTTACGACCGCTGTTCGCCAACATGTCATTTAGTATCTTACCATGTTTTTCGACGTATTGAAACAATAAAAGCGTATTGCCCTTCAAAGAAAGTACTAGGTTCTTGATGAAGTTGTTACGCTCGGCGTTTCGTACGATGAAGTCGATCTCGTCCTGGTAAGAAGCCTTCGACATCGCCTTCTTGACCTCGTCGGTGTACGTCAGCACCAGGCTCTTGATCTTGAAGTCGGCGAGGTGCTGCTGCTGGATCAGCTCGGAGGTAGTGGTCACTCGACGTACCGGACCGAACAAACCCTGAAGGATAAGCTCGTGACACTGAGACCCGTCTAGAGTGCCGGTGAACCCGAACTTGTACTTGCACCCGTTCATCTTCTCCATGATGGTGACCATCGACTTGGCTTTGAACAGGTGAGCCTCGTCTCCGATCACCACGTCGAACTGGTCGAACCACGACTTAGGAAGCTTGTAGATGGACTGCCATGTGGTGACCACCACTCGTTCATCCGTCACGGTAGTCTGGCCGCCGTGGATCTTATGCACGTCTTCCTTGTTACCCGAGTAGCTCTCGAAGTCTGACGTCATCTGGTGTACCAGCGACACGGTGGGTACCACTACCAGAGTACGAGCGTCGTAGTACTTCTGCATCAGGTAGATGATTAGCGACTTACCAGAAGCGGTAGGAGAGAGGAACAGGGCCCGACCCTCTCTCACTCCAGCCACGAAGGCTTTCATCTGGTAGTCTCTGGGCTGCATGGTCAGTCCCAGCTTCTTGACGAATTCCTCTCCCTCTACGAGAGAGAACTCGGTGTGCGAGGTGTCGAAGTCATACTCGATAAGGTAGTTCCGCTCGCGACAGAACTCCTCTAGCTTAGAACGAAGGCCGCAATACAGGAGGCCCTGTACCATCTTGTAGATACGAAACTTTCCGTCCCAGACTTTGTTCCTGACAGCCGGCATAAACTTGGCGCCAGGAACTTCGAACGTGAAGTATCCGTTTAGCTCTTGTCCTATACCCGGATCGCAGACTATACGATCGTATGTCTCGTCGAACCGAGTTACGCGTACGACTTCCACGTCACTGAGCCGGAGTCGCGGCTAGCTTCTCGGCCTGGATCTCCTTGCGTCTATCGCCAGCCAGCTTGCGCAGCTCGCCCAGAGCCTTGCGGGCGCGAGCCGCTGCGGCCTTGACGCCCTTGTTCGTGAACCTCTCGTTCTCGGCCAGGTACTCTTCGAACAAGCTCTTCATCTTCTCATGAGTATTCATCATGCTATCCTCCCATAGTAAACTTCAAGTGGTCGAGCGCGGTCTTGAGCTGGTAACCACGGCTCATGATGCTTCTTATGATGGAGTCCAGCATCTCCACCTTTTCCTGCTGCATTCCGATCTTGAGCGAGAGCTGCACAATCTCTCGATCAGATTCCATGTACACGGGCACGTCCTGTTTCAGGATCATGCCCCTCGCCGGCATCTCCCAGCCCAAGTCCTTGTGCTCTTTGGTAGGACCCATCGTGTACATCTCGTACTTATCTTTTCGTAAGATTTTAAGCTCGGACTCAAATTTCCTGAGACGAAGCCTCTCCTCCGAAAGGAAGTTCATGTACTTGGAATGCAAGCGTGATATCTTCAGCGCCTCGGCGCCCAGCTCTGTGGGATCGATCTTAGAGTCTTCTTCCCAGGCTGCTACTATCTCTTCTATTTTCATGGCCACCATTATATCATAGTTTTAGCGCGGAGTGAAATATTTTTTCGGCCGCAGTATACAATCCTGAAATTTGTGGTATAATAGACCTATGGTCTTTCAGATCTTTTCAATAGTATATAGCTTATACTTAAAGGTCGCTGAGGCAGTGACATAGTTGACATCCTCTAGGGTAGTATCAAACTCGATGTCACCGAGATCTACAGGAAAGGCGTCCTGGAATACTACAGCGTAGTTAGCCTGGCGCTTAGAACTCAGGATCTCCAGCTCTAGATCAGAATAGATTCCCTCTCCAGTCATTGGTTTCTTGCTATCTATGGTGGCGTACTGCTCGTAGTCTTGAGACCTAGCCATCTGTACCAGCCAGGTATAGATCTCCATGTAGTTCTGAAGATCTTCGTCTACCTTGAAGACTATCTGTAGGTCGCCGAAGGTCAGGTGATCACCGGGTCTGGGAATACGAGTGAAGGGATTGCCCTGATCGAAGTTAGGCAGCTCCATCTTGGGAACCGTGATCTTCTGTACGAAGTAGTTTATGACCGGAGTCTTCTTAATCCTGAACTTAAAGTTGATAGGAGATAAGAAGTTCTTGTTACTCGGGTTGTCGCTGATGGCTGTCATCTGATCACACTCTCGAAGTCTACTTTGGTCCACTTGCCGCTATCGCAGTAGGCCATGACGACCTCGGATATGACTGCGTCGATGTTCTTTTGCCAGAACGTCATGAACTTATTTACCCGTTCGAATCTGGGATATACGTCTTCGGTCTGCCACAGAAACTCATTGATTAGATGTACGTGCTTAGGCATGAAGTAGTACACGTCGAGGGTGACTAGCACCTTCTTTGGTATGATGATGCCTATAGATTTACATGCATTCTTTTTACGTGATTTCATAATAACGACGCTATGATTTCATAGCTATATTTATATGAAAAAACGGGGAGCTGTTTAAGCTCCCCGATCGAGGGCCCGATGAATCATGCCCTCAGTCTCTCTTCATTTTTTCTTGTGCACAGTCTATTTAGGCTTCTTCTACTTTATGAACCTTCGTGCGGAGGTTTAGCGCGTGATGCTGACGAGCTCCCTCTCTGGCGAGGTCTGCTGCTTCGGAAGGATGGTTGGCTTTCACTTTCACTATGCTGGCCGTAGTCTTCAGAGCACTCTCTTCTTCGGGATGCCGCTGGAGATGTACTCTGTAGAGCTTGCCCTGCTCCGCTAGCATTTCTTTAAACGACTTCATGTGCTTCTCCCCGACAAGAAAAAGGCCGCAGTTACGCGGCCTTTCTCCTCGATTGGACTGTCGTCCCCTGATTACATCAGGTTTGCGATCAGCATCTTGCGGTAGTAGACGTTGCTGTTCGTTGTCAGCGCGCCTGAACCCTTGGTCAGACCCTCGGCGAACGGGTTGGCTACGACACCGTAACGTGTCTTGAAGCCAATCTTCGGCTGGAAGGTTGCCTGGTCGACCGCGCGTACCATCTGGAGAGGTACGTACGGGCAGTAGAACACGCCGGCGTCGAACGCTGAAGAGCCCTTATAGCCTACGGTTGCGTAGTTGCCACCGATCGCATAAGGATCGATGTATACACGGAAGCGGCCGTTCAGGAGACCAGCGAAGGTGTTGCCCGTGTCGTCCACGTTCAGGTTGTTGCTGTTCAGAGCAGGCGTGTAGTCGAGAACACCAGCCATCTGCAGAGCTGACGCTACGTCAGACGAGCAGAGAATGACGTTACCCTTACCACGACGTGTCTCACGAGCGATGCGGTTAGCCTCACGCTCCAGCTGGAACATCAGACCCTTGAACTTCTCAACTGACCAGCGGCCGTTTGAGTCTGTATCCAGGTCGAAGATGCCGGCAGTCGTTACGTTCTCCTGAGCGCCGACCTTAGCTGTGATGTTGATCTCGCGAACGATCTCGCGGTTGATCTCAGCCAGGATCTCGGCAGAAAGGATGTTCGACAGTTCTGTCTCGGCGTCCAGGCCGTGGATGGCCTTGAGGTCCTGAGCCAGTTCCATCGTGTACTCTGCCTTCAGGGCACGTGACTTAGCAGTTACAGTCACTTTCTCGATGGTGAATGCCATCTGAGCGAAGGCGTTCGCACCAGAAGAGTCGCCGCCAAGAGCTTCAGCCGAAGCTGTGCTCATGCCGAAGTTGGTGTTATAGAACGCAGTGTTGACCATCGCAGTCGTGTTAGACTGACCAGGAATTGAAGCCGACGGGCCCGTTCCTGAAGCCTGACCGAACGTGCTGTTACCAGCTGTGATCGTCGAGAACGCGGTGTTAACCTCGTTGTAGAATGTCTCGCCACCGGCTGTAGCGTTGGTCGAGTTAGCATACTGCGAACGCATCGCGAAGATCAGGCCGGTCGGGCCAGTCATCGGCTGCACGCCGCAGATGTCGTAGGCGATCAGGTTCGGCATCGCACGACGTACGAGCGAGATCAGGACCGGATCGAACGTATCGATGTTACCATTACCGGCTGTCGAAGACGAGCCACCCATGGCGTTGACCGGGGTGTACGAGTTTGTCTCGTTCAGGGTCTGGAAGCCGTTGTGAGCAGCGGCCTCACGAAGAGCGGCCTCGGTATTCTCTAGCATCATAGCTGTGATGCCGCGGCGATGTGCGTCCTTGATTGGCGTCAGCGCCTCGTGGTCCAGTACAGCGGCCCACTTCTTCTGAGTTTCTTCCTTAAGGAACATTTATTATTCTCCTTGATTCCTTGTTTCTTTATTTATGAAAGACTACTTCTTGACTGTTCTTGAGATAGCAGATACGTAGCTCTTGACGCGCGGATCTACCACGACTTCTTCAGTGACTACTTCGCCCTCGAATGTCTCAGTCTCGATGTTTGACACGGCCGGCTTCTCCGTCTTGAAGTAGTTCTCCTTGACGATCTCCAGCTTCTTCTTAAAGTTCTCTACGCTTCCGTCGAAGTCGATCTCTTCTGCGAGAGACTTGAACTTCTCCTGCTGAGTCAGCGCCATGTCAGCGGCCAGCTCTTCGACTACGTCGACCAGCTGTGCACCCACTAGCTCTTCCTTCAGCTGAGCATTCTCGCCGATCATCTCGTCGAGCTTCTGCTCCAGCTCTTCGACCTTGTCGGCCATCTGCTCTACTACGTCTACCTTGTCTTCCGGCAGCTCGATGTAGTGCTCTACGAACAGGTTCTTCAGGCCCTCGAGGAAGTCGTTGGTCATCTCGCTACGCAGACCAGACTCGATGGCTACCTCGTTCTCCTTCATCCACTCTTCGACTACGTAGTCCAGGTACTTGTCCAGGTTCTCTGCAGTCTCGGCTTCGATGCGAGCTACTTCCTCGGCGAGGTGTGTCTCGTAATACTCTCTCAGCTCCTCTTCGACCACCATAGCTTTTACAGCTACTGCGGCCTCGAAGATAGTCGCTGCCTTTTCCTTGAACTCTTCGGTCAGCTCTTCACCGGCGAACAGCTCCTCGACGTCTTCCTTCATAGACTGACCCGGTGTGATCGAAGCGATCTTCGGCATGCCGTCCTTGGTCTTTGGACCAGATCCCGTCTTCATATCGATCGATGACTGGTTCTTACCAGAATTGTCGCCGACCTTGTCAGCCTCGTGGCCGATCAGGGCCATCGCCTGTGTGAACCA